CAAGAGCTATACTATAGTATAGCATGCCAAAGAAGACTATTGATATTAAGGGCATACATACAAAAAATCCTTTTTGGATATTGGAAGAGGATGAGAATGAGGGGGTTCAGGAAGTGGCCCAGGTGGTGGTCCAGGAGGAAGTCCAGGAGGTCCAGGAGGTGGCCCAGGAGGTTCTGGAGGAAGTCCAGGAGGTCCAGGAGGTCCAGGAGTCATCCCAGATCGCTCAGGAAAGTGTCTCTGAAAAATCAGAAGAAATTCAGTATCGCACATGGAATAAGGGTACGGACGAGGGACGTTTTATAAGTGAAGAACTCAAGAAAAATATTTTCAGTAGCCCCTTTTCTAAAAAGAAGGTATGGCTGCGCCCACGTTTTCGTGAAGACGATGATAACTGGATCAGTATTCGTTGGAATCAACCACAGTTTGAGGAAGAAATAGAACCAACCTCCGTCGTGTATGAAGAACGAGGGGACTTTCCCTCAATGTTGACTCGCTCCACACGAAACATTTGTGTGGAGGAAACCATTACCCCGCAGACGGAACTATCGGCCGTCGCCTGGGCGGAACGAATTAAGAAGAGTCTTGAAAGGGCCGAGGCGGCACGAATGGTGAAGAAGGAAGAGAAAGGGGTTCACCTCAGCTTTTTTCGCACAGTCTTTTAGACCCGTGGTCATTTCAAACCGGCACTTAGTCGGTAAAAATGGATGCCTTAAGTGTAGTCAAGTATGTTCATAAAATGAACGGACTTGAGTATTATAATCGTCAGAAGGATGATTGGAGTGATAAAGAACTTCAGAATATTAGAACTGAATATGAAACACAGGAAATGACAATAAGCCAAATAGCTGATATACATCATAGAACTCCTGGAAGTATTTCATATAAACTAAAAAATCTTGGACTCATAACTCATAACACACTTTCCAGGGGCTATTTGGACTATAAAAATAGTAATTTGTATAAACAAATAGTTGAAAGGAGTAAAAGTAGTGATGCTGAAAAGAAGATAAAGAAAGAGGTTAAACTAAAGGCAAAAACAGAGGTTAAACTAAAGGCAAAAACAGAGAGTTTTCCAATAAGCACACCATTTAGGGAAATACTTGAGATGCGAAATGAAATTGCCGACCTTAAGAAAGATGTTAAAGAAATGCTACGCCTTATGAATGCTCTTTACGATTTTGAAAGTCGATAAGTGGCCGGTTTGAAATGACCACCGGTCTAATAAGCAAACAAGAGACCAGCACGACCACTGTAGACCCGCAGAATGTTATATGTTTCCGCCCATACATAGACTGTATAGTCTGGAACATTTGTTACCAAGAAAGTGCCAATGTAAGGTTTGAAGTTTAGAGCCAAATCAATATATTGAATTTTATCCAGATTGGCGTGGCCCATGGGATTGGATATACCGAATTTCTCGTGATTTGTTCCAAATGGTATATGATAATAGTATTTATTGTGCCAAGGTGTCTTTCTCTGCTCTACACTGGGGAGGATAGACCGAAAGAATGCAGGAGAATCTGTTGCGTATCGTATAAATTTTCCCTCGTATATGAGACTCAAACCGCTTATAGGTTCAGAATCAAAGACCGAATACGCCGGCACCAGGGGAAGAATAGCTTTGGTATTGAGGCCTGAGGCATCGGGCCACCAGGGAGCTTTTTGACCGGCTCCACTGATATCCCTCGTTGCTAAAAACGGGGCGTTGAGGGAGTCGGCATCCTTCCTATGGACAAAGAAGTAGAATTCCCTCGTGGGATTGGGGATGCGCATACGAATACGGGAGGACGTATTGGAGTTTGTGTCATAGGGGTTGATAGCGTAGTGTTGAACAATCGGATAGCTAATATCACCGAGGCGAATGCGATTGGCTTCTGGTTTATCAAGATAGACATACTCTAAGAGTATATAGGCATCTTGAAAGGACAGATTAGGCGGCATACGAATTCCTATGATATCACTCACCATAATTGGGGTGGTCGCGCCATCCAGACCAGTCATGGGCGTGCCGCTAGGATCCAGTTGATAGAACGGGCTATTCGTAATGGTGGGCATGGCGAGGTCAGGTAAGACGGGACACGCCGAGGATTCCATAGGAGAGGGGTCGTTCGGAAGAATGCGAGTGTCGGTATAATGAACGGCGTTCGTGTTGGCGAAGGTAATTCCTATCTGAACCATATCTGTGCCGATGGCGTCGATGGGAAAGGCATCGGAAGGGTCGCCACGGGCAAACCAAAAGGGGAGGGGGATGGCGAGTTCTTGATATTGCGTGTTCCATCCATTAGATTTCTGAGTAAATCCATTATCATGGCGTCCAATCATGCGATTGACGGTGGTGGTTTTTTCTAGAGGGGTGTGGAATTCATCCAAGACTTCTAGGAGACGCCCGTCCAAGGTATCAATGGGTGCTGCGCCTATGGAAAACTGGGCCTGGCTCACCAGAGCGTGTCCTATGGAATTCGTCCAGCCAAAGGTGGGGCCTACGAAGTTGCTGCCGGCCGCCGCTTGGGCGGCGAGTTGGGGCGTGCGAATATCAGGAAGCGTTACCATCAAGAATGCTCGGGTAATAAGATGCCCTCGGCGAGGAAGAGTCGCCTTGGCCGTTTGACCAAAGTTTGGCGAATTATCAAAATCCACCCGATACCATTCTGTCGTGAAACGCCCCGTTTTTACAAAGACTTTCTGGAAATCCTCTATTTTCGGTTGGCCCTTGGGAGGAAGAAGTCGTTCATCCTGGAGGCCGGAATGAAGGATTTTTAACAGACCTGCCGAGGCCATTCTGATTTAGAAGAGCATGGAGCGTTTAGGGGTTCTAGTCGGTATACATCTTGTTGGCCATTCCATTCTGGAATCGGAGCCATTCCAAGGTTATGACAAAGACCTTGACTTCCCACTCTTGGTCTGATGTCCCACCAGGAGGGCTAACGTCCAGCGTTAGGCGAACGGATTGAAGACGGGACGCATTGGCGGTGCCGCTGGGTTGATGTTCGCCAGGATTCTTAGCGAACGAATAGCCATAGATAAAGGAGTTATAGGAGGCGGCGCCGCTGGCATGGACGGAAGCGATATGTTGGCGAAACCATTGCTCCTCTTGGCGTATCAGATCTATTCCGTTGAGCTGGAGGGCGGCACGTTGTAGGAGGGGGCGAAAGGGGTTGAATACAGGGTTGTAGTCTGGCGATAAGACTGCCGAATAATTCGTCCACTCATTATTATTTGCCACGGCCTTTCGTCGGACAAACCAGAGGATTTCCTCCATAGGGTGATTCAGTTCAAGGGGGAGTTGAACCTGAATGACGTCGGATGCTGTCTTATTCGTGCTGTATTTGAGAGGTTCTGAGAAATAGAAGGTATTACAAACACGGGTTAGGACCTCAAAGGGGTCTCGCAAGATTCTTTGGCGCATGGCGCCGTCCGTATGAGCGGAATACGTTATGAGTTGAATGTTTTGGAAGGTGGGCGCGGCATGCCCCGTTTTCACCGTTGTCGTTGTACGAAAGGGTTTTGATAGGACACGAAAGGGGATTGATTTATCCAGAGGAACTGTATCACACGCAGGACGGTGCCCGCTGAGAAGTCTAACGCACTCTGTAAACGGGCGGAGGGTAACATGGATGCGGACCGATCCTTCACGACAGGCAAGGAGGGGAAAGCCTTCCTGAAGGGCCACACGCTGAAAAAAGAAGGGGAGGGGTATCAAAAGACTATTGGTTTGATTCGGAAAGGGACGCGTCGGTGGGGTGGTTTGGAGTGTGTCTAGAGGGCGGCGACCAACGCCGTCCACTGCGAAACCATATTGACTATTGATATTCACTAGACGACTCGCCGTATTCAGAAAATCACCGTCCACTATTTCAAAGGTCTGGCCGGCGATTTCAAGCTCGGCCTGTTGAATAATAACGGTGCCGAGACTATTGGCATAATACCAAGGGTCTTGGAGGTATTCGTAGTACCCCGTTTGGATACGGCTCAAGGTGGTCTCGTCTAGCCAATGACCCAGGTCTATTTGTAGGATTGTGCTAAAGAGGATATCACCTGCTGATACGGAACCGATATCAAAGGTGAAGTGTTGACCGAAGGCCGTGGGGCCTCGGAACTGGAATTGTTGAACGGATAGGGAAAAGGGGCGGAGACGTCGTGTCTCGTCGGGTAGCCACCAGGTTTTTTCAGCAGCTAAAGGGGTGTATTCATTATCTTGAAAATCACGAGGCGTGAGATCCAAGAGTGTGGTTATATCACCACCTGGGCGTAAGTATCCGTCCATCTGTCTTAGCCTGGTAGCTAAAAGGGGCGGAAATGACGGGGGCCGTTGAAGCTAGAGAGGATGTTATACCTGTAGAGGGCGGGGGGAACATAGGGCTCGGTTAGGAGAACGGCAGAGCGATCTTAGTTCCCACTAAAGAGTTCGGCCCTTCCTCTGCCATCCGTATCAAAGCGTGCCCACCCATCCACAATAACAATGAGCTGTGTATTGGGAACATCGGGAGTCGCCAGACCTATGTAAAAGGTGGGTCTATCGGCACTGGTGAAATTCACCGCCCCTGTTGGCTGTATATCAGCCTCAGGAAATCGGAGGGGCGCAATAGAACCAAGGCCCCAATTCATTGTATTAATTTCCATTCCTGTATCATTCTCCTCTTTGGCAAAGTTGTTCACGTCCCTCCAAATCAAGGGGGAGCGGGGGAGTTCTCGGTCTTTTCCAGCGATTTGAAGACCCACCGTTGTAAAATAAGATTGGGCTCCCGCGATTCCCGTATTGATTTTCCACAGCTGATTCGCTTGAATACTCTTTACACTTCGGAAAAACCAGGTTAGTCGTCCAAAAGGGTGGCGACCACCCAGAAGACGTTTGACATAGGCCGTCCCTCCCGCAATGACCGAGGTATAATCAAACTCGCTCTGGGTAAAGGTATTTTCCCAGATGCGCACAAAGGCAAGTTTCTGGGGTTTCTGGATCTCGTCTTGATACTCGGCCGGTATGTAGACTTGGGTGGTTTCCAG